CCTTGTGCGTCCCAATACTGGCACCCGCCTGAAGATTCATGGCCGGGAATTCCGCATCATCAATGATGATTCCGTGGAAGCCGTTGTTGAAGACCCGCGTGGCATTGGCCGCGTTTAAGGAGTAAATCATGGCAGACATCGAAAAGACCGAATTTAGGTTCCCCGACGAAAACAATGAAGTCCAACCCGGTGCAGTTAATGCGTCGGATGAGGTGGAAATTGAAGTAGTTGACGATACTCCTGACGCCGACAAGGGCCGTAAGCCCATGAAGGAGGCTCCGGCTGAAGTTACTGATGACGAGCTTGAGCAGTATTCCGAAGGCGTCAAGAAGCGTATTCAGCACTTCAGCAAGGGGTATCACGAAGAACGCAGGGCAAAAGAAGCTGCTTTTCGTGAGCGTGAAGAAGCAATTGCTCTGGCTCAGAATGTCATTGCGGAGAACAAAAAACTCCAAGGTAGCCTAGGCGAAGGTCAAGCCGCTTTGCTTGAGCAAGCTAAACGGGTGGTCAGTAATGAGGTTGAAGACGCAAAACGTCAATATAAAACGGCGTATGAGGCAGGTGATTCAGATGCTCTCGTTGCTGCCCAAGAGGCACTTACGACCGCAAAAATTAGGTCAGATCGTGTAAATAATTTTAAACCCCCTGTACAACGGCAAGAAAATGAAGTACAACCCGCATATCAGCCGGTAAACGCTCCTGCGGAAACCCGAGTCGATACTAAAGCCAAAGCGTGGCAAGAAGCCAATTCTTGGTTTGGTAGCGATGAAGAGATGACCGCAGTGGCACTAACGGTTCACAAAAAACTTGTGGATAACGGAGTTGACCCGACCAGTGATGAGTACTACGAGAAGATCAATTCCCGTGTACATCAGCTTTTTCCTGATGCGTTCCCTCAAGAAAAGCCGAAGAAATCCCAAGTCGTGGCATCCGCAACTCGCAGCACAGCGCCCCGTAAGATCGTGCTGACGCAGACCCAAGTATCTATCGCCAAGCGGCTTGGAGTTCCTTTGGAACTCTATGCAAAGCAGGTTGCTGAACAAATGAGGAAATAATCATGGTTGACCGTACCCCCCGAGAAATTGACACCCGTGTCAAGACTGAGCGCCAGAAAAACTGGATGCCTCCGCAGCTTCTGCCTGACCCAAATCCTGAAGAGGGATACTCCTTCCGTTGGATTCGCGTTAGCACTCTGGGTAATGATGACCCCATGAATATTTCCTCCAAGCTCCGCGAAGGATGGGAGCCTGTCAAGGCTTCCGAGCATCCCGAAATCCAATTGATGGGCAGCGGCAAGAATCGCTACCCAGATAGCATTGAGATTGGTGGACTGATCCTGTGCAAAATGCCGAAAGAATTTACCAGCCAGCGCGATGCCTTTTACCGGCAACAAGCTGAAGGGCAGATGCAATCGGTGGATAACAACTTCATGCGCGAGAGCGATCCCCGTATGCCTATGTTTCGAGACAGGCAGACCAAGGTGACGTTCGGACGCGGTTCCTAAATCCCAAAAGGAGTAAATATGGCTATCACTAGCTCTCCCAATGGCCTCCGTCCGGTCAATTTGATCGGCGGTCAGGTCTTCGCGGGCGCGTTCCGCGAGTACAAGCTTTCTACGAACAACACGACCGCGATGTTTACGGGCGATGTCATTCAACTCTCCGCTGCCGGTAACCCGCAGCCTCTGACCGCTACCCCGGTTGGCGGCACCCAAACGGGTATTGTTGGCGTGTGCGTTGGCGTTCGTTACGTCACCCCTGGCCTGAACCAGCCGCAGTACGCCCAGTATTGCCCGTCTGGCGCTATCGCTGCTGGTTATACCGATGTGTATATCCGCGTGACTGAAGACCCGGATGCCCTGTTCACGGTTCAAGGTTCTGCTGCCTTCGGCACGCTGACCAACGGCCCTGCTGGCGCTGTGGGTCAAAACGCTGCTCTGGGTAACTTTGGTGGCAACACGCTGACTGGCAACTCGACGATTAACCTCGTCATTGGTGTCAATGGTGGCTCGCTGTCGAACGTGGGTACTGTGGCTATGCGTATTGTCGATGTCGTTGAAGACAGTGCGCTTGACGCTTTCCCCGATGTCATCGTCAAGTTCAACTTTGGCGTGCATTCGTACTACCTCGCCAGTGGTGCCACCGGCACTTAAGGAGTAAATAATGGCTATTTCACGTTCACAACTGCTGAAAGAACTCCTCCCGGGACTTAACGCCCTGTTTGGTATGGAGTACAAGCGCTACGGCGAAGAGCACAAGGAAATCTACGACACGGAGACTTCTGAGCGTTCGTTTGAAGAAGAAACCAAGCTCGCCGGTTTCGCTGCCGCTCCGGTCAAGAACGAAGGTGCTGCCATCTCGTATGACAACGCCCAAGAAGCTTGGACCGCTCGCTACAGCCACGAAACCATCGCTATGGGTTTCTCCATCACCGAAGAGGCGATGGAAGACAATCTGTACGACAGTCTCTCGGCTCGCTACACGAAGGCCCTGGCTCGCGCTATGGCTTACACGAAGCAAGTCAAGGCTGCTGCGATCCTGAACACCGGCTTCACTGGAACGGGCAACCCGACCTATGGCGACGGCAAGGTTCTCTTCGCTACCGACCACCCGCTGGTTAGCGGCGGCACCAACAGCAACCGTCCCACGACTGGCGCTGACCTGAACGAAACCTCCCTTGAAGCGGCTGTTATTCAGATCGCTGCTTGGACGGACGAGCGTGGTCTGCTGATTGCTGCCAAGCCCCGCAAGCTGATTGTTCCCCCGGCTCTCCAGTTCGTCGCAACCCGGCTGCTGGAAACGTCGCTGCGTGTCGGCACGACCGATAACGACATCAACGCGCTGAAGAACAATGGTTCCATCCCGGAAGGTTATACCGTTAACCACTGGCTGACGGACACCAACGCTTGGTTCCTCACCACCGATGTGCCTAACGGCCTGAAGCACTTTGTGCGGACCCCGATGAGCACCTCGATGGACGGTGACTTCGACACCGGCAACACCCGCTACAAGGCCCGCGAGCGTTATTCGTTCGGGGTCAGCGATCCGCTTGGCGCTTTTGGCTCCCCCGGCTCGTCCTAAAAAGTCCTTGTAAATCAAGAACTTAGCCCCTTCGGGGGCTTTTTAACACCCTCTTTCGTTACAAGGCAACAGAAGGTTTGACAGAAGTCGTTGAGTAGCCTAGTATCTGTACGTGCCAACGCAGGAGGACAGAATGGCCGTTATCTATCGCATCACCAACATGGTGAATAACAAGTTCTACATCGGAAGCGCCGAGAGCTTTGCTCGCAGGGAGTGGCAACACAAGAACGATCTAAAGCGGAATGTTCACAAAAACCCACACTTACAAGCATCGTGGAACAAGTACGGCGCGGAAGTGTTTGTGTTTGAAATCATGGAGCAAATCCCAGAAGGCGAAGCTACGCTTGCTTGGGAAGACAAATGGCTGCGCGATTGCGTAGGGCAGAAAGATTGCTACAACGTAAACACTCTGGCTACTGCCCCGCGCTTGGGCATTGTTCTTTCAGACACAGCAAAAGAAAACATAAGTGAAGGCAGAAAAGGTAAACACGCAGGCGCAGCGCACTACCGCTACGGCCAAACTGTCAGCGAAGAGGTTCGCAAGAAGATTGGTGATACCCAACGCGGCAAGCAAAAAACAGCGGGCCGGAAAGTATCAGAAGAAGGCAAGGCCAAGATTCGCGCTGCCGCAGAAGCTGGCAACTACAGCCACTGGCAAGGACGTAAGCACACAGAAGAGTCCAAGGCAAAGATGAGCAAAGAAGTAATTGCTACCGATCCTGCCGGGAAAGAACATATTTTTGCAAGCCTTACTGAAACATTGCAAACCCTTGGGCTTCTCATGCCAACCCTAAACCGGGCGCTTAAGTCTGGTAAGCCGCTTTCCAAAGGCCCAAGAAAAGATTGGGCGTTTAGATACCTAATCTCTTGCATACCCCAACGCCACATGGTATAAAGACGAAACCAAGAACATCTAGCCCGCCAACTGACTTGGCAGACCTCCCCTCAAGGATGGCGGGCTCAAATGAGGATATATCATGACGTTCTCCACCTTCTCCGGTCCCGTTCGTGTCGGCACCCAGCGGTATAACCCCGGGCGTAATACGGGTCTTGTCGCTCTTACCCAGTCGTATAACTACGCCGTTTCGGGTACGGTTACCTCTGGCACCAACGTCGATGCCCTGGTTGCAACAGTTCCTGCGGGTTCGCAGATTGTCAACATTCTGGTTGACCAAGTTGTTGTGCCTAACGGCTCGTCTGTCTCGACGGTTTCTGTCGGTACGTCTTCTGGCGGCGCTCAACTGATGGCTGCTGTGACCACGACCGCTGGCGGTCGCTTTACCGGTGTTGCTACCGCTGCTACGCAGTTGGCTTGGCAAACCTCCACCACGGCTGATACTCCTATCTACGTGCGCTACGCGGTGTCTGTTGCTAACGCGACGGCTGGGCGGGCCATTGTGACCATCGTGTACGTGCAGCGTGCGCCTGACGGTTCGCAAAACCCCACCACGTTTGAAAACTGATGAAGGGGGCTTCGGCCCCTTTCTTCTAGGAGTGTCAGATGTCTATGCAAACAGACGTTAAAAGCGGTTCCGCCGCTGCGGGTGCTACTACCACGATCTTTGCTGGCCCAACCCGGATCAAGGGTATTGCGGTCAACTACGCCTCGGGTGGCACGGTTGTTCTGAATGATGGCACGGGCGGTACGGCGATGTTCTCGTTTACAGGCCCCGCAGCGATTGGCTCGGTTTACATTCTGGTGCCCGGTGAGGGCATCAAGTGCAACACGAATGTGTCCGCTGTCTGCGGCGCTGGTACAACCGCAGTTGTTTTTTACGGCTAAGTTGTCTACGTAGCCGGGGATATACATGGCCCTCGTCGCCAAAACCTTCGGTGACATCATCACCTTTACCCGCTCTAGCACGGGTACGTACTTCAATTCGTCTGGGGTACTGCAAACGGCGGCTATTAACGCAGCGCGTTTTGACTACAACCCGTCTACCCTTGCAGCGCTGGGGCTGCTGATTGAAGAGTCGCGCACCAACTCCATCCGCAACAACACGATGGTGGGTGCTGTAGCTGGTACGCCGGGGACGGCTCCGACTAACTGGGTAATTCAAATCAATACAACAACTGGGTTGACAACCCAAGTTGTCGGAACGGGCACTGAAAGCGGTATTACTTACATTGACTTAAGAGTTAGTGGAACAGCCTCTGGCGCAGGGACGCTAGATGTATTTTTTGAAAACGCAAGTGCAGTCGCCGCGCTTACGGGGCAGACTTGGACGGGATCAGTTTACACAAAACTGCAAGCTGGAAGTCTTACGGGCATCTCCAGCCCAACATTCCGACTGTATGAATACACAAGTGGGATTGTTTATGTTACTGGGCAGGTTGGTGCCATAGCAACACCAACAACAGCGGGTTTGGCAACTCAGAGAACTTCTGCAACGCTAACCACGACTGGAGGTGCAACTACTGCGTCTATACGCCCTCTTATTAACTATGCTATTGCCAACGGCGCAGCCGTTGATATCACCCTCCGCGTTGGCCTCCCCCAGCTAGAATTTGGGGCCTTTGCCACCAGCGTCATCCCAACCACCACCGCTGCCCTCCCACGCAGTGCGGATGTGGCAAGCGTGAATACGTTGAGTCCTTGGTTTAACGCAAGTGCGGGGACGTTGTATGCAGAATCCTCGGTCAATTACACGGTCCCGGCTACATTTTTCCCGTTAGCGGCATCGCTAAATGATAATAGTACCAGCAACCGTATGGAAGTTGGCTATCTTACTTCGACGCTTGCGGGCTTTGAAATAGTTACTGGCGGCGCTACGCAAGCAACTTTGTACCCGGCTACTGCAAGCCAAATTCGCAAAACTGCCGGGGCGTATACCGTCAATGATTTTGCTGCTTCAACTAACGGCAGCGTTCCTGTGACAGATACGTCAGGCACTATCCCCACGGTGACTCGGCTTGGAATTGGGTCCCGCACCTCTGGCGGCTCAGTTATTTACCTCCGCCGCATCGCGTACTATCCTCTTCGCCTGACCAACGCTGAGTTGCAGGCAATTACGGCATAATCATGGCTAAATCACCAGCGTGGACCCGGAAAGAAGGCAAAGCAGAAGCCGGAGGCTTGAACGCCAAGCCGGTGAAATTGTTGGGCGGTTTAAGGTTAATCCGGAAAAGGCGTGTTAAGTCATGGAAATGATGATTTGGAACGCGGTTCTAAGCGTGGTACTCGGTATCATGGGCTTCGTCGTCAAAGACAAGTTTGCTGAGATTCAACGTCTTAGCATTCTGGTCAATCGGACCCGGGAAGAGATTGCGCGTGATCACATTACCCGCGCAGAGTTCCGTCAGGACATGAAACAGTTATTCGACCGCTTCGACCAGATTGAGAAGAAGTTAGACAATATGCGTGAGCGTCATGCCTAGCACTTCCAAGAAGCAACACAATCTTATGGCAGCAGTTGCCAACAACCCCGCCTTTGCAAAGAAGGCTGGAATCCCGCAGCGTGTAGGCGCTGATTTCCTTAAGGCCGACAAAGGCCGCAAATTTGCAAAAGGTGGTGATATGGCTAAGAAGTTCCCTCCCTTTATGGGCAAAAAGTCCAAGGCTGAAGAGGCTAAGGAAATGAAGGTCAAGGCCAAGAGCTTCGCCCTGTACAAAAAGGGGGAGAAGGCCGAAGGCGTTCACGGTAAGTCTGGCAAGGAAAAGCCTACCAAGTATGCTGCGGGTGGCGGCTGTGAGCTTAAAGGCACGACCAAGGCTCAACGCTTTGCTGGCGGTGGTATGCCGATGATGGCTCCGCCTCCTACGGCTCCTGCTCGTCCCATGATGGTCCCGCCTCCTACGGCTCCTGCCGCCATGACCCCAGGAAAGACCCTCGGTGGTATGGGCCAAACTAACGCTCCGGCTGGCGCCGTAAAGCCTGTTATGGGTCCAAGTGTTTCTGGTGGCAAAGACCCATATGCAGCAGGACTTGCTGCCCCTTCTAAACTCCCATCAGCGGTTCCTGCTCGCTCCATGATGGCTGAACCTACCAAGTATGCTAGCCCTGCGCCTACGGTTGGTTTGGGTTCCGCCAATCCCAATAGCGGCATGAAAGCTCCTTTTGCCCCTATACCTCTTTCGTCTATCAATAGTGGTACGCCAGGGTCGAGGGGCTCTTCGGGTGGGTCTTTTGGACGCGCTAGGGCGAGACTTTCAAAATTTAATCCTTCTGTGCCTACGCAGCAACCGGGGTTTAATGATCGCCAAGTGTCGCCCCCTGAATCCGGTCCTGCTAGAAAAGCATTTTTTGACCAATTGGAGAGTTCACAGCCAAAGATGGGGCAAGGTTCTGGTATGCCCCTGGATACAGCGTACCGTGGCGACAACCCGGCGTTGACTGGAAAATTTCGCCAGCAGCAAATGCTTGAAAAACAGCGGATGCTGGATATGATGGGTAATTTCGACCAAAGTAAATACGATCAACGTAAACAAATTGCTGATAAGGCGGGGCGTTCATTTGGCGGTCGAGATATGCCACAGCCTTCTTCTACTCCGCAAATGACGCTGGCACAAATGGCAAAAATGGTGCAGCAAAGGCCGCAATCCAACTACCAAGAGAGCCCCCCTCAAGGCATGAAAAAAGGCGGCTCCGTCAAAACCTTCGCCAAAGGCGGCTCGATTGACGGATGCGCTCAACGTGGCAAGACCAAAGGCAGGATGTTCTAATGGCTAAGACCAAGCGGTTTATGGTTGGGGGTATGGCTACTCCCAATACCTACCCTTTTGCCAATCCAAACACGGTGGCTCCAGATACTTCTGTCAAAATTGGTGGGCGGCAAGAACCGCTTGACGAAGTCATGGGTACGCAAGAGCCTGTCACTATGTATAAGCGAGGTGGAAAAGTGAAGAAATACGCTGATGGCGGTATCTATACCTCCAAGATGGGCCAGCCTCCTATGGACCCTGAAGTCGCCAAGCCAAGCAAGAAAAAGCCTGACCCTGACGCAGACATCTTCACTGCTGAAAAGCTCAAAGGCAAAAAGGAAGCTCCCCGCGACCTGATGCCTGAAGACTTTAAGAAAAAGTCTAAGCCGATGGCTAAGGGCGGATGCGCCAAGTTTGCTAAAGGTGGCATGATCGACGGCTGCGCCCAACGCGGCAAGACCAAAGGTAGGATGCGGTAATGCGCCCGAGTAGAGGGATGGGGTGTATTAGCCCCGCGAAGCAGCCCCGCACGATCAAGAAGCGGGACGGTGATGAGCCTGTCAGCCTTTATAAAAAGGGTGGATCAATTGATTACCCTGCGGCCCGCATGAACGGGGATGTGTTTGTTGCTGCCGCCAAAAAGTACGGGCTTGATGACTTAAACACCAGTGTGCTTAATAAGATTGTTAAACGTGTCAACGCTGGCGAAACCGTTGACGAGGCTGCAAAGAATGTAGCTAACGTAAAAAATGATCTTGAGGCTGATGAGTATAAAGCTGGTGGCGCAGTCGGGCTCTACGCAAACATCCACGCCAAGCAGCAGCGTATTGCCAAGGGTTCTGGCGAGAAGATGCGTAAGCCCGGCGCAAAGGTCGCACCTACTGCGGATGCGTTTAAGCAGTCCGCTAAGACTGCTAAAAAGGCTTAAGTCATGGCAACTTCCGGCACCTCCGTATTCAACCTTGACCTGAGTGAGTTGGTCGAGGAAGCCTTTGAGCGCTGCGGAGCGGAGCTACGGACGGGCTATGACCTCAAGACTGCGCGGCGTAGCCTAAACCTGCTCTTCGCAGACTGGGCTAATCGCGGCGTCAATCTTTGGACGGTGGAGCAGGGCTCCATCAATCTTGTTCAAGGCACGGCTACATACAACCTGCCCGATAACACGGTTGATCTGCTTGAGCACGTTATTCGCACTGGTGCTGGTAATGTTTCCACTCAGGCCGACCTGACCATCACGCGGATCAGCGTTTCTACGTACTCGTCGATTCCAAATAAGTTGACACAGGCTAGGCCAATTCAAGTTTACATCGACCGCCAAGCGCCGACTCCGACCGTTACCGTCTGGCCTACGCCCGATGGTTCCATTCCTTACCAGTTTATTTACTGGCGGCTGCGGCGGATTCAGGACGCTGGCGATGGCTCTAACACGATGGATGTGCCGTTCCGGTTTATCCCGGCAATGGTGTCTGGGCTTGCGTACTACCTAGCGATTAAGCTGCCTGACGCGCTGCCTAGGCTTGATATTCTCAAGGGGCAGTACGATACTGATTGGGACTTTGCCTCGACGGAAGATCGTGAAAAGGCAGCAGTGCGTTTCGTGCCCAGGCAGCAATTCATTAGCTGATCATGGCAAACAGGTTTACAGCGGGTAAGAAAGCGATTGCGGAGTGTGATCGTTGTGGCATCCGTGTAAAGTTGAAAGACCTGAAGAACCTGATCATCAAGACAAAGCAGGTTGCAATCAAGGTATGCAATGAATGCTGGGAAGAAGATCAACCGCAGTTGCAATTGGGTATGTACCCAATCAGCGATCCTCAAGCTGTGCGCGATCCCCGTCCGGACTTCAACGCTTATTACACCTCCGGCGTAACTGCAGGCGGCTCTACCGGAGAAGGTAGCCGAGTATTCCAATGGGGCTGGGCACCTGTTGGCGGGGCCAGTAGTTTCGATAACGGGCTGACACCAAATGACTTGGTAGCAACCGGATATGTTGGTACAGTAGCAGTAATAACTGCGTAAGGAGTTGACATGGGAATGACGCTTAAAGAACACGCAAAGCTGCCCGCTAAGGAAGCCCACGGCAAAAACGCCAAGGGCTACAAGAAGGGTGGCCCTACGTCTGAAGACCGCATGAAGCTGGGGAAGAATCTTTCCCGTGCCGCTAACCAAAAGACGGGTTAATCATGGCTACCTACAAGACCCCGAAGCCCTACAAGAAGCCGATGGGCAACGGCTACGATGGCAGCAACACCGAAACGCTGAAGGACGAAAGCTGCATGGTGGTGGGCAGCATCGCAGCCAATAAGCCTCCCGGCGCTAAGACCTCTGGCATCAAGATGCGTGGTACGGGCGCAGCGACTAAGGGCAAGATGTGCCGTGGTCCGATGGCTTAAGCTATGAATTACACCGAACTCAAGACCTCTGTTGAAGACTATACGGAGAACACGTTCTCCGCAGTCGATTTCGCCGACATGACCAATTTGGCGGAACAAAAGATTTACAACAGCGTTCAGTTGCCCGCCCTTCGTAAGAACGTGACGGGTACGTTGACTTCGGGTAATCCGTACCTTGCTGCTCCGACCGACTTCCTGTCGGTGTTTAGCCTTGCTGTGTTTAGTGGAGCGGGTCCGTACACTTACCTGCTGAACAAGGATGTAAACTTCATCCGAGAGGCTTATCCAACGCCGTCTAGCACTGGGACGCCTAAGTATTACGCCATCTTTGGGCCAGCAAGCAATGACCCGAATGAGTTGACGTTGATCCTTGGCCCAACGCCGAGCGCGTCCATCTCCACTGAGCTTCATTACTTCTACTACCCGCAGAGCATCGTTAGTGCGGGTACGTCATGGCTTGGAGATAACTTTGACTCCGCATTGTTTAATGCCGTGATGGTCGAAGCTGCCCGTTTCATGAAGGCAGAGCAAGATATTATTGCTATGTACAACGCCGAATATCAGCAGTCGTTGACGCTGCTTAAGAATCTTGGCGATGGCAAGCAACGGCAAGACGCCTATCGTAGCGGGCAACTGCGAACCAAGGTTATTTAAGGAGCATTCAAATGGCTATCTCTCAAGCAATGTGTACAAGTTTCAAGGTGGAAATCCTTGGTGGCATTCAAGACTTGGACACGGACGTTATTAAGATCGCCCTGTACACCAGCGCTGCGACGCTTAGTGCGGCTACGACTGTCTACTCGGTGACGAATGAAGTGACTGGGGTTGGCTATACGGCTGGTGGTAATACGCTAACGAGCCCGACTATCTCGTCCTCTGGCACGACCGCCTTTGCCGACTTCGCAGATACTTCGTGGACTACCGCTACCATCACCGCTCGCGGCGCATTGATTTACAATAGCAGCAAGGCTAATCGAGCGATTGCTGTGTTGGACTTTGGCTCTGACAAGACCTCTACCGCTGGCACGTTCACTGTCCAGATGCCCGCCAATAACGCAACAGATGCGCTGATCCGCATCGCTTAAGGAGTAAGAAATGGCAAATGCTATTTATCCCAAGTACAAGGAAACCATTCTTGGTGCTGGTACCAATACCAACCTGCTTTCGGGCACGGTTAAGGTTGCTCTCGTCGATACGGGTGTGTACACCTACAGTGCTGCTCATCAGTTCCTGACTTCGCTGACTGGCGTTGTTGGTACTGCCGGGACGATTGGTGCTACCAAGTCGGTGACCAACGGCGTCTTTGACGGTGCTGACGTTACCTATACCGCTGTGACTGGCAACTCGGTCGAAGCGCTGGTGATCTATGTCGATACGGGCACTGCTGGCACCAGCCCGCTTGTTGCCTATCTGGACACCTCGGTTACTGGCCTGCCGGTTACTCCAAACGGCGGCGACATCACCATTACTTGGAACGGTAGCGGCATCTTTGCTCTGTAAACAAGGCACCCAATGCCCATCGTTTACCGCGATGTCAAAGGCTCTGCGCTCTCATACTCAGAGCTAGACGGGAACTTTGCCGACCTCGCGGCAAGGACGGCTTTGTCATGGTCGCAGATTGGTGGTGAGCCGCACGTAGAAGAAGGGACTGCCAACGCCCCGTCCTTGGAGACATTCCGAGGGGGGGTTGATGCATGGGCGTATGCCAATGGGCAGATGTCTCAGTCCTTCATTACATTTGACGTTCCGTTTGACTACGCTGTTGGCACAGACTTGGTAGTCGGTATCCACTGGTCACCGGGCTCAAACACTAACACTGGGAATGTTCGCTTCGGGCTAGAGTTCACATACGCATGGTCTTATGGCCCCGGCGCTTCTAATGTGTTCCCTGCAACGAGCACTGTTTACATCAACGCCAGTCAAGCAGACGGAACGCCGTATACCAGCTACATCAACTTCAACGATCCCGCCGACAACTTCCCCGCTGCGGCTGTTCAGCCTAATATGCGGTTTCTGGTAAGGTTGTTCCGGGACGGTGGTAACGTAGGCGATACGTTTGCTGCGCCAATTTTCATCATTGGTACGGACTTCTTCTACCAAGTTGACAAGTTTGGCACCTCAACCAAAGTTCCACCCTTCGTATAAGCCATGCCTATCCAGCACTTTTATACGCAGACAGTAGCAGATGGGACCGCTACATCGTTGGTTCGCCCCAGCAATTGGAACAGCGCACACAACATGATGTACAACCTGTCTGGCAATACGCTAGGCAGTTCACAAATTGTCGGGTCTGATGTTATTTTGGCTGGTGGCAACAACATTACGTTGAGTGCAGACACCGCAGCAAGTAAATTGTTTATTGTCGGACCTGCCGCTGGCGGTGGTGTAACTCTGAACTTCATGGAGCCGACCCCTCTTGTCGGTACGGCCAACTCATCGCTGGGCCAGAACTCGTTGTACTTCGTGCCTATCAAGCCGCAGAACAACGTATCGATGACCGCCGTAAATATGCTGCTGTCGTTGAGCAATGTCACAAGCAACATCAGCCATTCCGTTGCGATAACGATGAGCTACGGTCTGTACTCCCTAGGAACCGGGGCCAGCACCAGTCAGTTGCTTCAGATGGCAACATCTAGCATGGCAATCCGTGCTTCGTATTCATCTAACTTGTCTGGCGGGTACACACTCAGCCAAGGCACGAACAGCACCACGTATTCCAGCGCGGGTACGGGCAGCACTTCCGCATGGACTGGTCAGCGGATCATGGCTTTCCCAATGGAAACATTGCTCCCAGAAGGTAAAGAATATTACTTTGCTTTGGCCCAAAGCACGGCCTCTATTGGCAACACGGGCGCATTACGTATTTCTCATGTGGTGCTGAACAACATGACCAACGGCTCATTTGGCCGACTGGCTCCTAACGGCAATACGGTCAGCAATAGCTCAATCATTCCCAACTTCAACGGGTTTGTGTATTCAGCAACGCAGAGTAGCTGGCCGACAACGATTGGAGTGGACCAGCGAAGAATCCAAAGCAACATCCGTATGTACATCCAACTGGACGCATAACATGGCAATCGGCGATACTGGGCAAGTGGTTGTCCTCTACGGAGCGACGTACCTCGTCTTAGGTTCTGCTGGCGGCACGCTGGTGTACGCCATTAAGCAGGGAGAGCCTATGCCCGCCACTTGCTACATCATCGATATGTCTGAGGTTCCCGCGTGATTGAGCCGCAAATCGTCACAACTTTTGATGCCGGGTATCACAACAAGAACCTTGGCCTTGCCGTTAAACGCCTAGAAAAGACGGCGGCATACAAAGACCTCTCGACGATTATCGTGATCCCCGCTCTGGGGACGCTGCCAACCAAAGTGGCAGCTAGCTTCATGAACCTGTACAGCCCGCCGAACCAGAAGCGGGTTGTGCTTTGGGCTCTCGGTCAAGAGGTTGGTGAAGCGTACAGCCGGTGCATCGAGATGATTCTTGAGCACCCAGAACTCTCCAAGTTCAAGTACATCTTGACGATGGAGCACGACAACCTACCCCCTGCTGACGGGCATCTTAGGCTCCTGCAAGCTGCTGAAGCGCACCCTGAGTACGACTGTATCGGCGGGCTTTACTGGACAAAGGGCGAAGGCGGGCAACCGCAGATTTGGGGCAACCCCAAGGAACCGCTGAACTTTAAGCCTCTGCCGCCTGATCCCAATGGGGGGCTTGTTGAGTGTGTCGGCACGGGCATGGGCTTTAATCTGTTCCGCCTTGAAATGTTCAAGGACAAGAAGCTGCGTAAGCCGTGGTTCAAGACCCAAGCCGACTCAGGCGGGGTTGCCACTCAAGACCTATACTTCTGGGGCGATGCTTTCAAGCACGGACACAAAGCCGCCATTGACTGCTCCGTGAAGGTAGGCCATTACGATTACGAAGGCAGATTTGGACAGCCCGACACCATATGGTAACCAAGACAATTAAGCTAGACCTTGCCTGCGGCGACCGCAGGACAGAAGGATTTATCGGAGTCGATAAGTACAAGACCCCCAGTGTGGATAAGGTTGTTGACCTTATGAAACCGAACTGGCCTTGGAAAGACAACTCCGTGGATGAGATCGTCTGCAATCATTTCTTTGAGCATATCCCCGGGCTTCAGCGCCCGATGTTCATGGAAGAGATTTACAGGATTCTCAAGAAGGGATCAAAGCTGACCATCGTCGTGCCGTTTGGCGGATCGGTGCGGGCGGCACAGGACTTTACCCATGCTTGGCCCCCGGTCTACGCGGAATCATTTCTTTACTTCAACAAGAAATGGCGCGAAGATAACAAGCTGACTCATGGCCTGTACGACATCAAGTGCGACTTTGACTTTGGGTACGGATTTGCCCTGAGTGAAGAGTGGGGCCTGCGGGCTCAGGAAGTACAATCGTTTGCGCTCAAGCATTACACCAACGTAGCCTCTGACCTCCATGTGACGCTCACCAAACGATAGGGCAGAATTGTGGCCGCCGCATTCCAACTAAACGCATTCCAGAACGATGCGTTTGAAGTAGCCAGCGGCGGTGGAGCGCAGAACCTCTCTCCTGCGCTTTATACAAACACAAACACGTTCTACACGCAGACGGTAACTGCGACGTACACGCTGACTCCAGCGCTGTACACAAATACAAATACCTTCTACACGCAGACTGTAACGTCTGTCAGGGCGCTGACTCCAGCGCTTTACACCAACTCCAATACGTTCTACACGCAGGCTGTTACTTACCGTAACACGATTACTCCTGCGCTGTACACGAACACCCAGACGTTCTACACCCCCACGATTACGCAGGGTGGGGCAGCGCAAAATCTTTCACCTGCGCTCTACACGAACGCAAACACCTTTTACACGCAGGCTGTTACATACAGTAACTCCCTAACGCCTGCGCTTTATACAAACAACAACACCTTCTACACCCAGACGGTATCGTCAATCTACACGCTGACACCCGCTCTGTACACGAACGCGAACACTTTCTACACGCAAGCAGTTAGTACTAGCGCCACACTTTCACCCGCTCTCTACACCAACGCCCAGACGTTCTACACCCAGACCGTAACGTCAAGCTATACGCTAACGCCTGCGCTCTACACCAACACCAATGCGTTCTACACGCAGACTGTAAGCAGCAGCTACGTCCTTGCGCCTGCGTTGTACACGAACGCAAACACTTTCTACACGCAAGCAGTAATTGCTAGCAACACCCTCACGCCTGCTCTCTACACAAACAGTAATACCTTCTATACCCAGACCGTAAGCAGCAGCTACGTTCTGGCCCCGGCGCTTTACACCAACGCCAATACGTTCTACAGCCCGACAGTTTCTCTGGCTGCGTACATTCTTAGCCCCGCCCTCTATACCAACACCAACGTCTTTTATACCCCGACAGTTACAGCTAATGGGGTCGTACTACTTCCTGATCTCTATACCAATACCAACACTTTCTATACCCCGGCAATTACTGTCGGTGCAGTAAATCTTAGCCCAGCCCTTTACACAAATACCAACACTTTTTATACGCAGACGGTTTCCGCCAGCAATTTCCTTGCTCCGGCGCTGTATACCAACACCAACGTCTTTTATTCCCCGACAGTTGCTCCCGGCGCGGTATTTATTGCCCCGGACTTCTATACCAATACCAACACTTTCTATACCCAGACGATTACTGTTGGCGCAGTAAATCTCAATCCCGATCTATATACAAATAGCAACACCTTCTACGCGCAGACGGTTACCGCAAGCAACACGGTTGCTCCCGATCTTTATACCAACACCAACGTCTTCTATTCACCAACGATTACCGTTGGCGGCGTGGTCATTGCGCCTGATCTTTACACTAATAGCAACACCTTTTACACCCAATCCGTTACGCCGGGGGCGGTTAATCTCGATCCCGATCTATATACAAATACCAACGATTTCTACGCGCATACGGTTACGGCGAGCAACACGCTTTCTCCCGCCCTCTATACAAATACCAATACCTTCTACGTCGCAGCCATTACCAGCGCGGCTAATATTTCTCCGGTTCTCTATACCAACACCAATGCGTTCTACACGCAGACGGTTACATCCAGCTACGTTCTTGCTCCTGAGCTTTACACCAATACCAACGAGTTCTACTCGCCGACCGTCACCAACGCATACATCCTTGCGCCTGCGCTCTACACCAACACCAACAGTTTCTACTCGCCCGCAGTAACGGCAACGTATGAGCTTATCTGCGAAGACTACGTTGACCCGGGCTATGTAACTCCGGGGTACGTCGAGTTCTACGCTTTCAATGTAAACGTCTTCTATGCGCCGATTGTTGGGGCTAGCAATACCTTTACCGTCACTGGAGTCCAAGGCACAGGGCAGGTAGGCGACGTTACGGTTGATTTGCAGCTTGATGTGCCCGTTACGGGTGTTCAGGCCACGGGTGAAGTTGGGGATGTTAGCGTCCAGCTAACGCTAGATGTCCCGGTTACGGGCGTTCAAGGTGTTGGTCAAGTCGGGAATGCAGTTGCGCGGGCATCGATTGTTGTCGAGGCTTCTGGCGTCGAAGCTACCGGCTCTGTCGGCTCGGTCACCATTGATCTTCAGCTTTCCGTGCCTGTTACCGGCGTTGTCGGCACAGGGCAGATTGGTAATGTTTCCATCTTCGAGGGCTTCGGAGTCATTGTCCCGGTCACGGGGGTTACTGGTACTGGGTCAGTCGGTACTGTTGACGTTACTGGCACTGCAAATGTATTCCCCTCTGGCGTACAAGGCACAGGTCAACTTGGCTCCGTCACGATTGAGCTTCTGCAGCTTGTCCCGGTTACTGGGGTTCAGGCTCAGGGATTTGTAGGAACAGTATCCGTTACGGGTGGGGCTACCATAATTCCCACTGGCGTTCAAGCGCTTGGGCTGGTAGGATACGCAAATGTCTGGGGGCTTATACCTGATACTCAGACGCCCAATTGGGCAGGTGTTGTAGACGCACAAAGTGCTGCTTGGGGTGCAATTAGTAACGCGCAATCGTCCAGTTGGGCCGCCGTTACAAGCGCACAAACCCCATCTTGGGGATCAACGGGAACATCACAAACACCCGATTGGCAAGAGATAGTCGTTTAAGGAACAAGAAATGCCTTCCTCATATACCTCCAGTCTACGTCTTACCCTCCCAGCTACGGGCGAGAACTCCGGCACTTGGGGTACGTTGGTAAATTCTGGCGTTACTGACCTTATTGACGCATCGATTGCTGGGTACGTTTCCGTTGCAATGACGGATGCGGATTACACCTTGACCGTTGCAAACGGTCTGACCGACCAAGCTCGTCGGATGCTGTTGAACATGACGGGCACGTTGGGCGCAGCCCGACTGGTTATTTGCCCAACGGCCAGCAAGCTGTATGTGATCAAGAACTCCACTACTGGCGGGTTTGCGATCACGCTCAAGACTTCTGCAGGGACCGGCATCTCCATCCCCAACGGAAAAACCATGCTGTTGATGTGCAATGGCACAGACGTTGTGGATGCGGCAAACCACTTTAGTTCGGTGACGTTAGCCACTCCTTTGCTCCCGGCCTCGGGAGGTACTGGCATCGCTTCGCTAGGAACCGGCGTTGCAACTTGGCTTGGTACGCCTTCGTCTGCCAACCTTGCCGCAGCGGTCACTGACGAGACAGGCTCTGGTGCGCTGGTTTTTGGCACCTCGCCAACCATCACTTCGGCCTCGCTTGTTACCCCGGCGCTTGGCACGCCTACGTCTGGCAACTTTAGCACGGGTACGTTTACGTGGCCCACGTTTAACCAGAATACTACCGGAACTGCGGCGGGCCTTTCGGCTACTTTGGTTGCGACCAGCGGCGGCACCGGGCAGTCCAGTTACGCAATCGGAGACATTCTTTACGCCTCCACGACCACTGCTCTGTCTAAGTTGGCAGATGTCGCTACCGGCAACTCGCTGATTTCTGGCGGCGTCGGCGTTGTTCCTAGCTGGGGGAAGATCGGCCTAACCACTCACGTTAGCGGTACGCTTCCTGTTGCTAACGGCGGCACCGGCATTACTTCGTTCGGAACAGGCATCGCTACGTGGCTGGGTACGCCGTCCTCTGCTAACTTGGCAGCGGCGGTTACTGATGAAACTGGGTCTGGCGCATTGGTGTTCGGCACCTCCCCGACTATTACTTCAGCTTCCCTTGTCACCCCCGCACTGGGTACTCCGGTTTCTGGCAACTTCAGCACCGGCACGTTTACATGGCCTACGTTTAACCAAAACACTACGGGCACGGCTGCGGGTCTTTCCGCAACCTTGGTTGCTACTAGCGGTGGAACTGGGCAGTCGAGCTACGCTGTCGGAGATTTGCTCTACGCTTCTACGACAACTGCGCTCTCCAAGCTTGCTGATGTTGCAACTGGAAACTCGCTAATCTCCGGTGGCGTTGGTGTCGCGCCTAGCTGGGGCAAGATTGGTCTGACCACCCATGTTTCAGGCACTCTGGCTCTTGGTAACGGCGGTACAGGAGGGACGGATGCAGCAACGGCCCGAACGGGGATTGGCGCTACAACTGTAGGCGCTAACTTCTTCACGCTCACCAACCCTAGCGCCATCACGTTCCCGCGCATTAACGCTGATAACACGGTTTCTGCTCTGGACGCGGCGACGTTCCGTACTGCAATCGGTGCAGGAACTAGCTCCGCTTCGGGCACTGTGACCAGCGTAGCGCTTTCTGGTGGCACCACGGGTATTACTACGTCTGGTGGTCCGATCACCGCTAGCGGCACAATCACGCTGGCTGGAACGCTTGCGGTTGCTAACGGTGGCACTGGGGTTACCACTGCGCCTACGAACGGGCAGTTGCTCATTGGTAACGGCACAGGCTATACGGTTGCAAGCCTCACGGCGGGCTCCAACATTGTTATTACTCCTGCGGCGGGCGGCATCACGATTGCCTCTACTGCTACATCGGGAACGGTCACTTCTGTTGCTGTTTCTGGCGGCACGACCGGGCTTACCACCAGCGGCGGCCCTATCACTGGCTCCGGAACCATTACGTTCGCTGGAACCCTTGCGGCAACCAACGGCGGTACTGGGCAAAGCTCATACGCTATTGGTGATTTGCTCTACGCCTCCACCACAACTGCCGTTTCTAAGCTGGCGGATGTTGCCACGGGCAATGCGCTTATCTCTGGTGGTGTCGGTGTTGCGCCTAGCTACGGCAAGATTGGCCTGACCACTCACGTTAGCGGGACGCTGCCTATTACTAGCGGTGGTACTGGGGCTGCATCGGCAGGAGGTGCGCTGACTGCTCTTGGTGCCACGACTGTTGGAACGAGTTTCTTCGGCTTGACCAACCCATCGGCCATTACCTTCCCCCGCATCAACGCAGACAACACTGTATCGGCGCTTGACGCAGCGACGTTTAGAACTGCTATTGGGGCGGGTACTAGCTCATCCACTTTGACTTCGGTGGGTCTTGCGCTGCCAGTATCGGTGTTTACTATTTCAGGTTCCCCGGTGACTACTTCGGGAACCCTTACGGGAACATTTACGTCGCAGTTAGCGAATACAGTTTTTGCTGGCCCTAACGGAGCGGCTGGTACACCGACTTTCCGGTCGCTTGTCGCGGCAGATGTCCCAACCCTAAACCAAAACACGACCGGCACTGCGGCTAACGTCACCGGCATAGTTGCGGTTGCTAACGGCGGTACTGGGGCTTCTACTGCCGCAGGGGGTAGATCGGGCCTTGGCGCTACGACCGTAGGGGCAAACTTCTTTACGCTAGCAAACCCAACGGCAATTACTTTCCCGCAGATCAACGCGGACAATACTGTATCTGCGTTGACTGCTGCGTCGTTTAGAAGCGCGATTGGTGCGGGCACAAGCTCTACCACCGGCACGGTTACCAGCGTTGGGGGCACCGGGACGATCAGCGGGCTGACGCTTTCTGGAACCGTTACCACCACCGGCAACTTGACGCTTGGCGGAACTCTGGCTGTAGTCCCGGCTAACTTCGCCTCCCAGACTGCAAACACATTCCTCGCAGCCCCCAACGGCGCAGCGGGTACGCCTACATTCCGTGGCATTGTTGCAGCAGATGTCCCCACCCTGAATCAAAATACCTCGGGAACCGCTGCGGGTCTGTCAACCACTCTGGCTGTTGCTAGCGGCGGAACGGGGCAGACATCGGCGATTGCGGCGTTCAATGCATTGTCGCCTTTGACAACGCTGGGTGACACGCTCTATAACGATGGAACGAACGATGTTCGTCTGGCGGGTAATACGGTTGCTAGTAAGCGTTTCCTAGTCCAGACTGGCACGGGCACAGTGTCTGCGGCTCCCACTTGGGGCAGCATTGTTGCAGGTGATGTACCAACCCTTAACCAGAGCACCACTGGTAACGCCAATACGGCTACCACCGCTACTAACCTGTCTGGTGGAACAGTCGCTGCTACCACTATTACTGCCACCGGAAACATCACCGCATACTTTTCTGATGACCGCCTGAAGACCCGCTTCAATAACATCGACGGCGCACTCGCCAAGGTGAAGTCTCTGAGCGGCTTCTATTACGAAGCCAACGAAACGGCTCAGGCACTGGGGTATGAAGCCAAGCGCGAAGTCGGCGTTTCAGCGCAGTCGGTCCAAGCAGTCATGCCGGAAGTTGTTGCTCCTGCGCCCATCGATGAGCAGTATCTGACTGTGCGCTACGAGCGGTTGGTGCCTCTTCTGATTGAGGCGATCAAGGAACTAGAAGCTCAAGTTGCGGAGCTTAGGAGCCAGAAATGACGCTGCCAGTATCACCGAATGCGATATCGCTCGGGCAGGTGAACACCGAGCTTGGGCTGACTGCAACCGCGCAGATCAGTATGAATGACGCTGCGGTGCGAACGCTGTTTGGTATTGGCGTTTCGCCTGCACAGATTTCAATGAGCGACGGTTGGGGCAAAAGCAATACCACTTATACGGTTTACAACGCTAGCACAAGTTTTGTCGTGCCCGCTGGGAAAACATCTCTTACATTCTGGATGGTGGGTGGCGGCGGCGCTGGGGGTGGTAGTGGCAGCATCGTTATTACATCGGGACCGGGTGGCGGCGGCGGTCAGGTGCTACTTTCACAGACATACGCGGTGTCAGCGGGACAAACCATTACCTTAACAGTAGGCGGCGGCGGTGCAGGGTCCGCATTCACCGGAACAAACGGTAGTGATTCTAAGATTACCGGCGGAACGGGGGGTACTATTTTCGGTAACTTTGGTTCTAGGGCGCAGCCTGCCGTTGGGGGGACTAGCGGCGGTAGTTTTGCTGGCGGCACAGCTAATGGATCGGGGGTAACATCTAAATCAGGGGGTGGAGGTGGCGCTACTGCCGTTGGGGCTAACGGAACAACAACTGCGGGGGGTGATGGAGGGGCTGGATCGGCTCCCACAGTTAATGGTGTAGGATATTCTTGGGGTGGTGGTGGTGGTGGTGGTGCGGTTCCGTCAACAGCTTCTCCAGGGCTTGGTGTTAATGGTGGAGGCGATGGCGGTAATTTTGGCGAAGCCGGTATTGCTGCTGTTGCAAATAGCGGGGGTGGCGGCGGCGGCGCTGCGTGCGATACATCTGGCCCCGGTACCGGCGGTAATGGCGGTAATGGCGGCAGCGGTAGGATTATTATCCTAATTTAATTAACCATATGAGTCACTTCGCGCAAATTGATCCCAATAACATCGTTGTTAGTGTTATTGTGGCAGAGCAAGACTTTATTGATTCCGGTGTAGTTGGTGACCCAAAAACATGGGTGCAAACTAGCTACAACACTTACGCCGGGGCTCATAAACTCGGTGGTACTCCGCTTAGAAAAAACTATGCTGGAATAGGGTACACATACGATCCCCAGCGAGATGCCTTTATCGCCCCAAAGCCCGGTGATGGTGAATATGTGCTAAACGAAGATACTTGTCTTTGGACTCCGGTGCCAGCATGAACTTTGACTCTGCCTTTGATACCCTACTGAAGCACGAAGGTGGCTTCAGTGACCATGCCGCTGACCCGGGTGGTAAGACACGCTACGGTGTTACTGAAGCAGTAGCCCGGGAAGTTGGTTACCGTGGGGATATGCGTGAGCTTCCCCTTGATCTTGCCAAGCGCATCTACAAAGATAAGTACTGGAACTCAGTAAAGGCAGAAGAACTGCCCCCCGCCTGCCGTTATGCTGTATTCGATGGGGCTGTAAACAGTGGCCCGGGGCAGTCAATTAAGTGGTTGCAACGCTCGCTTGGAGTGCTGGATGACGGTATCATCGGGCCTAAGACAATAGCTGCCGCCAACGCGGTAAACCCTGACGCACTCCGTATGCGTATGTTGGGCCAACGGCTCAAGTTCATGGCAAGCCTAACTAACTGGCCTGCCTTTTCCCGTGGTTGGGCGAACCGTATCGCCTCATTGATGGAGTAACTATGAACGCTACTATTATCCAAGCTCTTGTCCGCCACATCCTGACTGCCGCTGCTGGTGGGTTTGCTGTTAAGTACGGTGTGGACGGCGGTAGTATTGATGCCATTGTGTCTGGCGTTGCTGCTTTGGCCGGAGTCGGCTGGTCGGTCTACGACAAGAAGAAGCAGTAATCACGAAGGCGCGTTATGCCGCTGAAAAAACTCGTCTTTAAGCCGGGGCTCGACCGCGAGACTACCCGCTATACGTCTGAGGGCGGCTGGTATGACTGCGACAAAATCCGGTTCCGGTCGGGCAGTCCTGAGAAGATCGGCGGCTGGGAGCAGCTTTCTCCTTCCAATACATTTCAGGGTACGTGTAGGTCCCTCTGGGCATGGGCTACCTTTGCCTATGCCCCGTATCTCGGGGTTGGAACCAACCTCAAGTACTACATCATGTACGGCGGGGCGTACAACGACATTACGCCTATTAGAGCAACTACGCTCCCCGGAGATATCAGCCTAGCGCTGACGATTGGCTCCAACATCATGACCGTGACGGATGTTGCTCACGGGTGCGAGACAGGGGACTTTGTAACCTTTAGCGGGGCTACTGGGTTTGGCGGTAACGTCACGCCTGCAGTTATTGATCAAGAATATCAAGTAACTGTTATTGACGCTAATACGTATACCGTAGTCCTGCCAGTTGTTGCCAATACTTCTGATTTTATATACCTTGACCTGACATTCACCAGCAACCAATACGATCAGTGGCAGACCGCAGAAACGGTTGTCGGCACTTACCAGCTAAATGCTGGTAACGCATACCAAGTACCTATTTCTGGCTGGGGTGGCGGCGCTTGGGGGCTTGGCCCTTGGGGCGTTGGTAGCACAACCTCCGAGACTATTCGCATATGGAACGCGCAGAACTTCGGTGAAGACTTGATCTTTGGGCCAAAGGGCGGTGGTCTTTACTACTGGGACGCCACAACGGGGCTTGGCGTTCGCGGAGTTGCTCTATCCTCTTTAGGTGGGGCGGTAACCTTGCCTTATGTGGCAGGCAACCCTGTGGTAGTTGGGCTAAGTAATACGTTTTTTGAAGGCACCCCGGTCAAGTTGGAAGCAACCGCTGGCAGTACATTGCCTACCGGCATCAGCAGCGCCACTCAGTACTATTTAGTTAACTTTGATGAAACTGGCCTGTCCTGTAATTTGGCCTTAGATTCTTCGGGCCTTTCTTTAGTTACACCTACCGCAGCGGGGTCTGGCACATTCTATATATCCGTGCTAGGCGATGTGCCGCTGTTCCAGAATTTGGTGGTTGTTTCTGATGCATCAAGAATTGTCTTGGCGTTAGGCACCAACGATTATGGGAGCATTGAGCTTGACCCCATGCTTATCAGGTGGTCTGACACAGAAAGTGCAATTAACTGGACTACTTCCTTAACCAACCAAGCAGGTAGTGTGCGTCTTTCCCACGGCTCGGAGATTCTGGCATTTGCTCAGGTAAGACAGGAAATACTTGTTTGGACAGATACATCGCTTTACTCTCTGCAATATATTGGGCCCCCTATTGTTTGGAGCACGCAACTCCTTGCGGACAATGTAACCATCCTGAATGATCGCGCCATGACTACGGCTGCGGGAGTTACTTATTGGATGGGAGAAGATAAGTTTTATATGTATGATGGTCGGGTGCAGACCCTACCAAGCGGCTTGCGGCAGTATGTGTTTAGCGACTTTAACTTAGACCAAGTTGAGCAGGTATTTGCGTGTACAGTTGAGCGGTTTAATGAAGTCTGGTGGTTTTATCCTTCGGCGGGCAGCATTACTTGCAATAAGTATGTTGTGTATAACTACGTAGATAATATTTGGTACTACGGCAACATGACTCGTACCGCGTGGATTGACGCTAGTATTGTTAGTGACTTCCCAATCAGCGCCTATAACACCCAGCTTCTGTACCAAGAAATTGGGGTGGATGATGCATCCAGCGGCACTAATGTCCCTATCGAAGCGTACATAACAACGTCTGAATTTGACATCGAAGACGGGCACAACTTTGGGTTTGTGTGGCGCGTTCTGCCTGACATTACTTTCCGTGGGTCTACTGCCGCATCTCCGCAGGCGCTATTTACGCTGCTGCCCTTACAAAACTCTGGTTCCGGGTATAACGATCCAGAATCTGTTGCCGGGTCTAGCAGTGGCATGGTGACTCGCAGCGCTACAGTTCCAGTAGAGCAGTTCACAGGGCAGGTAAACATCCGAGTCCGTGGTCGGCAAATGGCTATGAAAGTTTCTTCCACTGCACTTGGCGTTCAATGGCAGCTTGGAGCGCCAAGAATTGATATTAAGCCTGATGGGCGTAAGAGTTAACAATGGCTATCCTCGCCACAATCATCAAGCGGTTTGTTGCTCCTTCATTGCCGCAAGCAACGGCAACCTACGATCAGAAATACTTTGACAAGTTCAACAGTGTCCTGCGGCTCTATTTCAATCAAATTGATCAACTCTTGGGGCAGCTTGTGAACGGATCAGGAACTGGAACCATCTCAATTGTGCCCATCTCAATTGGTGGAACTAACGTCGATGCCTTCGGTCGGGTTCGCTCCAGTGAACCGGTAACAATTTTTGATAGCCAGAACCGCTACGAAGTAAACGATTACTTTGACACCGCCCTGACTGGCGGCGGCACGACCACCTACCTGCCTAACGAGAGCACGGTTCGTTTCAATGTCGGCACTGCCTCTGGTGACGCGGTTGTTCGGCAGACTTACCGTAGCTTTATTTACCAGCCGGGTAAAAGCTTGCTCACCATGAGCACTCTCGTCATGAACGCTCCCAAGGCTAACTTGCGGCAGCGGGTTGGCTACTTCTCCACGCAAAACGGTGTTTACCTAGAGCAAGACGGGCTGACAACCTACATCGTGATGCGCTCATATGTCACTGGGGCAGTAGTAAACAACCGCGTTGCTCAAGCCAACTGGAACGGCGACAAGATGAATGGAGCGGGAGCTAGCGGTGTCACGCTAGACATCTCTCAGTCGCAAATCTTCTGGCAAGACTTTGAGTGGCTCGGCGTTGGGTCTGTTCGGTGCGGCTTCATCATTGACGGGCAGTACATCGTTGCCCATACATTCAAGAACGCCAACCAGAACAACAGCGTTTACATGACCACGGCAATTCTGCCGATCCGGTACGAGCTTGAGAATACCGCCGCAACAGCTAGCGCGTCTACGTTGAAACAGATTTGCTCCACGGTCATTTCCGAAGGAGGCTACGAGAAGAAGGTTATTCTCAATACGTCAACGATGACGGCGATCAATACAGCCATCAGCACAACTTTTGTTCCGCTAGTTTCCATTCGGCTGGCCCCCGGCAGAGATGGCGCTGTAGTTATCCCAGACGGGTATTCGGTACTGCCTATCTCTACAACAGCTACTACGTTTGAAGTGGTGATGGTAAAGAACGCTACGCTTACCGGGCCTACATCTTGGGTAACCACCGCCTCTACTAATGTACAAGCAGATATTGCCTCCACTGGATACACTGGTGGTCTGGTCGTTGAGGCTATCTTTGTTTCTGCTTCTAACAACAACCGAAGTACTGTGCAGAGCGGAGTAGCTTATAACTTTGACTTGCAGCTTGGCAGCAGTCTTGCAGGCGTGAGCGACATCTACACCATCGCCATTAAAACCTTTAGCGGGACGCAGAGCGCAATCGGCTCCCTGTCCTTCTACGACCTGACGTAAGGCGCATCATGAGCGGACTTATTGATTTGGTAAACAAAAAAAGGGTGGAATCAGGGCTGGCTCCTCTTCCTTTGCCTACGGGCACTGCTGCGCTTCCCATTACTCGGGCTCCAGTTCCTACGAAGCCGCAGGCAACGAATCCTAAGCCGTCCTTTAGCTTTACCAAAGCCACTCCCGCTCCTGCCGCCATCCTTACTCCGGCCCCGACGCCTGCTCCTACTCCTGCCCCGGTTTATGCAAGAACAAGTGGTTTTGGCCCTGCCAATCCGCCTGCTCCGACTCCCGCGCCCAAAGATTGGCGCGATATGTCTAATGAAGAGTTAAAGGCAAAGAAGGATGCATATTTAGCAAATGTTGTTACTAAAGCATCTTCATCTCCTCAAGAAATAGCTAGATTGGCTAGGGTCGCTGAACAAAAAGCTGCTGCTGAAAAAGCAGAAGCAGACAGGATTGCTGCCGCGCAAGCCGCCGCTGTAAACCCGCTTACACCCGTTCAAACACCGGCAACGACTCAAGCTATCCAAGCTGCTATTGCGCCTCCTGCTGGGGCGATGCCGTCTATTCAAGACTACTTGAAGCAAAAGGAAGCAGGGTTCCAATCCGTTGAGTTGGAGGCACCAGACCCTGAATATGGTGGCGGTAAATGGAGTTCTTACAACCCCACCGCAGATATTGCGGAGTACAAACGGTTATACGGGGCGCAAGCTAATCCTTGGGATATTCTCGCAGTAGAGACTCCGGGGAAAGAGTCTGGATCAGTAATGTCTTCGCAGGGCGTAACATACACGCCTTACACCGTCCAAGAACTCCAAGACAAATTTCTCAGCGAACAGGCCAAACTCACACCTGAAGCGTTTACAAAACTTAAGGCAAGCCAACGCCCAGCAAAAGATTACGACACGTATCTTGCCAACTACGACCAAAAATTCCAAGCGCTGCCTGAGAATATGAAGCAGCGTGCCGGGCTGCAAGGTGAACTACTTAATCAAGCGGGCGCTTACGGGTTTAAGTGGGATACAACAGATGTGCCCGCTGGGCACCATACCTATAACATTGCAAAGATTCTTGAGAAAAGCAATGTCAAATCTGTTGGTGATCTTGAGTGGCGTACCGTAAACGGCGAAGATAAGCTGTTTAATAAGGCAACAGGTGCGCCTGTTGAAATGTTTAAGGATCGGCAAAAGCAGCTTGGATGGGCATCTCAAGGCCCCGGTCTTGTCAACTACATGGTTGAGAAGGATGTCAACGGTAATCCCGTAATCATCCCCCAGTGGAAAAGCAACGCCCCGGGCGGGGTACTTGGTACGGCGCTGAAACTCGCTCCTATTGCCTTGAGTTTTGTTAATCCCGCTCTTGGTGCGGCAGCAGCAGGGGTTTCTTCGGTTGTGCAAGGCGGGGACATTCTTGACGCGATAAAAGCTGCAGGTACTTCGTATCTTGGCGGCAAACTTGGCGCGGGCGCGGCAGAACTTGCGGGCGGGGCGAAAACAGTATTGGGTGGTGCTGCTCAAGGAGCCACTCAATCTGCCGTTAAAGGCATTGCATCGGGCGATCTTAATTTGAGGGATGTGGTGACTGGCGCAGTTACCGGGGGAGCCACATCCGGTATTACCGGCCTTCTCACGCCAGACCAAATTCCAGACGCTAACGGCAAACTTGTAAACGCACCGCCCACAGAAGTTACGGGCATTCGTAGTATTGACAAAATGCTCCCGGGCGTGGGGGGAAGAGTTGCCGGTCAAGTGGCTGGGGGGTTGGCGTCAGGTCAGGGCGTTAACCTTGAAAGAATTATTACTAGTGCAGCAGCGCCCCTTGCGGGTGAGCTTGCGGTTACAGGCGTGAGCAATTTGCTGCCTGACGATGTTAATAACACTGTCTTTGACATAGTTACCGGCGCAACAAGAGGGGCAGTTACTTCCGGAGTACGCGGCGGGGATATTCTGGAAGGATTGGTGGGTGGCGGGCTTCGTGGCGCATCGGCAAGCATTAAGGACGCACTGAAGCCAGACACAACGACCGCTCTAACAGGCGGGTACAGCCCTGCGGACTTGGAAGAAAACTCCTTCCCTGATGTTGAGCTTGAGAAAGTGTTGACTACGGGCAAGTATGAGAACGACTTTGATAGCTACGATCTTCAGGATATCGTCGGGCCTCCTCCTTCACCTACTCTTGTTGCACCTACTCCCGCTCCAGCCGCAGAACTTCCCAAGGTTGATGTAGCTGAGAAGTATCTTGGCGACTACGACAACTATGATCTTCAGGATGTTGTAGGTCCTTCACCTGTATCAGACCGAGTATTGGTTACCGGGCAAAAGGAAAAAGAACCCATTGCGGAAATGACGCCGGAGGAGAAAGCAATATATCTCCCGCCGCCCGCTCCTCCAGTTATCACGCCTGCGCCCGCTCCAGGCGCTGAGTTGCCAAAAGTTGATGTAGTTGAGAAGTATTTGGGAGACTATGATAACTATGATCTTCAAGACATAGTTGGCCCCAGCCAAGTCGATCAAAAAGCGACAGAACTTAACAAAGTGGACGTTACGGGTCAACAGCTAGTTGACTCTTGGAATCCAGGGTCTGACTTTATTGATGAGAAGTTCTCAGACAGTGACCCTACGCTGCCAGCACTTGACCCTGTAGTGGTTACCGGCCAAAAGGAAGAAGAGCCTATTGAGGAGATGACGCCGGAAGAGAGGGAGATTTATATGCCCCCTCCCGCTCAAGCTCCTGCGCCTACACCAGCCCCGACGCCTGCTCCGACTCCGGCCCCATCCCCTGCCCCCGGCCCCTCACCGGCTCCCGGTCCTGCTCCTTCACCCGGTCCTGCCCCGGCTCCAGGGCCTGCCCCGTCGCCTGCACAACAGGATGATATGTCGTGGCTCTTGGCTCTTCTTGGGCAACAAGATGAAGAAGAGCCATATACCCAACGCCTGTTCGACCCGGGCAAGCAAGTTGATGTAAACTCGTTTTATATGCAGCCAAGTGCAGTCGCTTCCGCGCAAAATGCGCCATCCCAATACAGCGAATATGAACAGCTTGTGCGGCTTCTTAGAGGTTAACCGGAGTTAAACATGAGCAATGAATATGATTTCAGCGTTGACTACGGGCTTGGCGGAAGCGGAGAAGGCCTTAATTATGAGCCATCCAGCGCTGATACCTATGATTACTCTTTTGATGACCCGTATAAAAAGGTTGATTACAGCCTAGGCTCCAGCAAAGATTCTGGGGAAGGGCTTAATACAGATGATTTTTCATATTCTGTTGGCGATGGTTTTCGTTATACGGGCGGTTCACAAGAAGGGCTGCGAGTTCAAGACTTTGATTACAGCCCCAGCCAAGGCATTACATACAACAAAGGCACCTCAAACGCCGATCTTTCTGGCAGCGGGCTAATCAATACAATTGCTAAACTTGTCGGCAACCTCAAGAAAGAGGACATTGCCAAGATGCTTGCGGCAGGATGGACTGTTAAAGACATCCTTGCTGGCCGTAAAGCTAGGAAAGCTGCTTCCGTACAGGCTGGCAAGTGGACCGCTGATCCAAATTTGACTGCTACGCGGACTCAACTTGCTCAAGCTCCATCCGCTCCGGGTCAAGGCGCTATGGGGCAGCAACGGTTTACACCAACTACCTACGGACCACGCACCGCCGCTCAAGGCGGGATCATGGGGTTGGCTGCTGGCGGGCTGCGCGATGGAGCCTTCGTTATCCCTGCAGATGTTGTCTCCCATTTTGGCAATGGCAGCAGCGAAGCCGGTCTTGAGTTCTTGGCTAAGAAGCTGGGCGCTACCCCGATCAAGGGTAAGGGCGACGGCATGAGCGACTCTATCGACACCACTATTGAAGGCAGGCAACCCGCTAAGGTTGCCAATGAGGAGGCGCTTGTGTCCCCTGAAAAAGTTGCAGCGTTAGGCAAAGGCGACCCCAAGAAGGGGGCCAAAGTTCTCTACGCCATGATGGACCGTGTGCGTCAAGCGCGTACTGGCACCAAGAAGCAAGGCAAGCAGATCAAGCCTGAGAAGTACGCTCCGGGTGGCATTGCTGGGTACGCAGGCGGTGGTGCAATTGCGTTTGTAGAAGGTGGCGCTACTGCTGCCCCTATCAATACCAATATTGCTGCATGGGCTACACCATATGTGCAGGACTTTGTTTCCAAGGGTTTTGCTGCGGCAAATATGCCCTATCAAGCTTACACCGGGGCTTTGAGCGCTGGGCAGTCAGACCTGCAAAAGCAAGCATTTGATGGGTACAAAAATTGGTCGGCACCCTCTGGGTTTGGTACGGCATCTACGATGCTGACTGATACCGCTAATAAGATGGGCGAACTAGGCTACAGCCCGACATCGTTTACAAACCCATACACTGCCCCTGCCGACTATCAAGCTACGCAGTTCACCAATCAATACACGGCTCCTGACGCATATAAAACAGCGGTGTTTAACACCGGGCTGGGTGAAGTAAAGTCTGTTGAAGACTACATGAACTCGTTTACGCAGAATGTCTCGGACATTGAAGCCCGTGAAGCTAGGCGTGCGGCTCAGATTACCGGGATGGGGCAACAGGCTAAACTGGCTCAAGCTGGTGCTTTTGGTGGTAGCCGGGATGCCATCATGCGGGCTGAACTGGCACGTAATCTTGGTACGCAGATCGGTGATATTAAATCCAAAGGCTTGCAGAATGCATACGATAGGGCGATGAAACAGCGCCTTGATGAGTCTGCCGCTAGTGTTGAAGCGCAGCGCTTGGGTGAGCTTTCTAGGCAGTATGGCTATACCCAGGGCATGAGCGCCAATGAGCTTCAAGCCAAATATGGCGTGACCGCGCAAGAGGCATCTGAGCTTTCCAAGCAATACGGCTATACCAAGCAATCCGATGCAGCAGCTAGGCAGGCTGAATATGATTTGGCGGCTCAAAAGGCTTCTGAGGAATCCAAGCAGTTTGGCGCGGCCTACGGTCTAGATACCCTCAAGGCTAAGTCTAATGCTGCTCAAGCCCTTGGATCATTGGCTGGAGAAGAATCCCGTTACGGTCTTGCTGGACTTGAAGCGCAGCTAAGGGCAGGCGGTACGCAAAGAGGAATTGAAGCTGACAAGATTGCCGCTGACCTTGCTCAATTCAATGAGCAGCGCGGTTACGATCTTAAGATGCAGCAGTATAAACAAGGTCTGCTGGGTGGTCTGCCTGTTGAACAAGGCCCTTCTGCTCCGGCCCCGACCCTTAGCACTGAAATGATCCAAGGTCTTGCTGGGTTGGCTAAAACGTATCCTGAGCTAAAGACATACTTTGAAGGTATGTACGGCAATATTTTTGGTACGACCACGCCTTAAGGAACTGCCATGTATCAACAGTCTCAATTTGACCCGGCCCTTCTGAGCTTGATGTCAGTTGCCAAGAAAGTTACCCCTCAAGGTCAACCAACTGTAGCTGCTGGGATCATGCAGCAAGCGGGTGTTCCTCCCCAAGCCATGCAACCCGGTTCTCCGCAGGGGATGATGCCCCCTCCCCCCCAAGGTATGCCGCCTCCGCAACAAGGGTTGCCGGGTGTCTTGCAGCAGACGCAACAAGCTGCTCCTAGCGTTGCTCAGAATATGCAAGAGCAGCAGACCGCTCAAATGCTGGCGCAAGCTCAACCTCAGCCTCCGATGATGGCAGAAGGTGGCATTGCTTCCTTGCCCGTGGATGATTACGAGTACGCCGATGGTGGGATCATTGGGTATGCAGCGGGCGGTGAATTTGATCTTGGTGACAGTGAAGAGGCAAGACTTCGGGATGAAGAACGAGTCCGCATCATAAAAGAACGGCAGCGCGAAGAGCATAAACGACTTACCGCTGAGATGCTTGGGCGTCCATATGAGTTGCCACAACAAGTTGCTGCCCCAAAGACAATTGCACCAGCAAGGTTTGAAACAGATTCCACTGATCCTGTGCGCCGCATTAACCAATTGGCAACCATTCTCAAGAATGACCAAACGCTTGACCCGGAAAACAGGGCTCGTCTTGCACAAGAAATTAACCAACTCTATGCACAAATTAACGCTGCGCCGCAAGGTCGCCAACCTTCTGCCGCACCTCCTGAAGTTGGTATCCCTTCGGCTTTGCCTCCGCAAAGAGCGCCGAGCGACCTGAGTAATTTGTTCAGCAAAAGCGAAGCAGCAATAAAAGAAATGCGTACTCCGGAGGAAAAGACTCCGCAGCAAATTGCTCAAAAGCGGATGGAATACCTTCGCTCGATGGGTCTTCCTACTGATGCCGGTGCGGCTGAAGAGGCTCGCCTAAAGGAGCTTGAGGCATTTGATGCAGAAACCCGCGCAGGTATTCCCGGGCGACAGAAAGCGCAAATGCAAAATGCATTGCTTCAAGGCATCCTAAATCCTCCGCGCAAAGCCATGCATCTTGGTGAACTTCTAGCAGGAACAGGTTCCGCGCTTGGTAATGAAGAAGAAAAGATCGCCCGTGAATCAGAGGCTTCTCGCGGTAAGCAGCGTGAGCAAATGATTGCAATGGCTACTGCTCGCCGAGCCTTGGATATGGCTAGGCGGCAAGAGGCTATGGGTGACTATGCCGGAGCAGAAGCCAGCCGCGAAACTGCTAACGCTGCATTTAACAAGATGCAAGAAGCTAAGATTGGTTTGTTTGGTAAGCAAGCTGAACTTACCGCTGCTGGCGAACGCGCTTCAGAGATGCCAGCAAATATGCAGGAGCTGATGTTTGCCATCAAGAATCCTGAAGAGTATGCAAAAGCCGTTCGCGCAAAGGCTGGCCCTGTTGCTGGAGAAAGGCAGGACTTGGCTGAACTTGCAAAGTTGCAAACAAACCTGACAAGTCAGTTGGAAAACATTTCTCTTCCGGCTCCCCGCAGGGCAGAACTGCAAGGAATGCTTGATCAAGTCACCGCAAGGTTGGCTACAATGAGTGGTCTTGAACCTGCCCCTGCCAATCGCATTCGTTTTGATGCACAAGGCAACCAAATTAAGTGAGATAGCATATGCCCATCGAAGCTGAATTGGCGGACGGAAGAGTTCTTGAATTTCCAGATGGAACAGACCCTAGCGTAATTCAGGCTACTGTTAAGAGGATGATTGGTGCAGCGCCCGCACAGGACAATGCATTTGTCTCGGGCTTTAAGTCTTACCTCCCTCAGCTTCAGGAAACATTCGGTGGCATTAAGACGCTTGCCGGTGTCGCTGCTGAACGCGCTATCGGTGAAGGTGACATCTCCAAGGGGCTGATTGAAAGCGGTCGCGCTTCTATGGCTGAGGCTCAGACTGCCCAGCAGGGATTGGCAACTCCTGAGCGCGGGTCATTCTCAGATGCATTGGCCAAGGGTGTTGGTTCTGTTCTGACGGAATGGCTTCCTTACCAAGCGGGTTCTGGTGCAGCAAATATCCTTGAGGCTTTGGCTGTTACTGGTGCTGGTGCATTGGCTGGTACTGCTGCCGCGCCGGGAGCTGGCACTGCGATTGGTGCTGGTACTGGCCTTGTTGCGCGTGAGCTTGCCAAGCGTGGCATTAAAGAAGCCGCCGAGCAGGTCATCAAAGAACAAGGTGAAGAAGCTGCTAAGGACTTCTTTGCAAAAGAAGCAAGCAAAGTCGCTGCTGAGATTGGCGCTAAGTACGCCGCTCGCGGTCAGGCTGCTGCGCTTGGAACTCAGGCAGGCTTCTATGGCGCAGGCCAAACAACCAGCAGGGCAGTAGAAGAAGCGCAGACTCAGGGCGGTACGGCTTCTGATATTGAACTTAGCCGAGTCCTTCCTGCTGCTGCCGTTTCCGGTGTTGCTGAGTTCATAAGCGACAAGATCGGCCTTGGTGCTCTCAAAGGAATGGATGCACCCGGCAAGAGCTTGGTGATGAATATTGCCAAGAGCATTGCGCTGGCAGGAACTAAAGAAGCTCCCACTGAAGTTATTCAAGCCGTTGCAGAACGGTACGGTGCGAAGCTGTCTCTTGATGATGCTGCTGCGCTTAAGGAATACATTGACTCTGCTGCTGCCGCCTATGCAATGTCAGTTGCTCCCGGTGCAGTTGGCGGCGCTAGAGGTACGATGCAGTACCGGGCCGAAGAAGCGGCCAAGCCTGAAGTGGAAACAATTCCACCTGTTGCGCCTGAGGCTGCTGCTCCAGAGGTGGTAACAATTCCACCTGTTACCGAAGCACCCGTTGCTGAAGCCACTCCTGAGCAAAAGATTGTTGAGGAAACGACTGGCGTTAGCAGGGAGCAGGCCCCCAGTGCAGAAGAGTCTGCCGATGTTCTGGCTGGTATGTACCGTATGGATGACGCCGAAGGGCGAGCCTATGCGGAGCGGATGACTCAAGAAAGATTGCTCAGGCAGCAAAAAGAAATTGATGCTGATGCTGAACGCATTGCTGAGCTGAACCGTAGGCAAGGAATTGTTTCGCCTGAAGCTCCGCCTGCTGAGATTACTGAGCGGCCAAGCATGGCTGAGGCTCCGCCTGAAGTTACTCCGCGTGAAGAGTTGCTCGCTAAGCAGGCTGAGGTAGATAGGCGTAGGCTTGAGGCTGGCCTGCCAACGGGTGAATCATCCGTAACTCCCGGGCTAAAACCAGCGGAAGTTGTTGCGGAAGAGCCCAAGCCTGTTCCCAAACTTGTGGATAACAGGCCAATGGCTGAGCGGGCGGCAAAGAACCGTTTGCTTGTGATGAAGAATATGCTCGCCAATCAAGGCGGCGATCCTCAGAGCCTGACTATTGTTCCGCACCCGACCGCTACGGGGAAGTTTGCAATCCAATCCTTGGATGTGCCGACAAAGTTCGCAACAAACTTGCCAAGGACTGCGATTACGCGGCCAGAAACGCCGACTATCATTGACCCTGTAAACGCTTACGTTGAAGTGCAGCGTAGGACTAACACTCCGGCTGCGCGTAAGTTTATTTCTGACTTTGAGTCTGGAAACATTACCAGAGAAGATGTTGCGCTTGCTGTTGAGCAAGAGCGTAAAGCCTCGAAGCCTCAACCTCTTACCTATACAAATACTGGTGCGCCTGGAATTGTTTCCGCTGAAGTATCAAAGCCACGCGGGGCGCGTGATGTGCCGAAGTTTGGGGAGCAGCCGCCCGTAATTGAAGCGCCTCCCGAAGAACCTCCGGGCGAAGAGCCGCCGCCACCAACTTCCACTCAACCTCAGACCCTGCAAGAGTTTGAGCAGCGGATGCCTATTGTCTTTGACAAGGCAGAAGTGCGTGCAGCAAATGCTGCTGGTAATTTTACCCAACTGACTAAGGCTTTGCAGCTTAGTACAAATCCGGCAATTCGTAGGATTGGGCAACTAGGTGGAGGAATTGCGTCGAAGATTACTTTGCGTAAACCGGGAAGGTTGGACCCTGACATTGCTGGCGTGTATATGTATGCCGATGATTCAATAAAAATGATTCCATCGCACGCAGGTAATGAGCATACGAATGCACATGAAACACTCCATGCGTTACTATCAAAGGCGCAGCGATATCCAACTGAGCGGCAAAAACCAATTGTTTTACAAATTGAAAAGCTGTTTGATCATGTAAAGAAAGAATTGCTTCGGTCTGGTAAAGCTAAGTATGTTACCGGTCGTGGCGGTAAAAAATACATTGTTCCTTACGGACTTACTAATGCACGCGAGTTCACTGCTGAGGCGATGACGAATCCTGAATTTCAGTATGAGCTGATGCAGATTCCTTATCGTGGTAAAAAGAGTGCTTGGACTCAGTTTGTAAAACTTGTTGCTGATTTGCTTGGCATTCAAAACACCAATGCATTGACAGAGGTGATGAACCTTGTTGATCGTTTGGCTATGCAGAAGCAGCCCCGTAAAACAGTTACCGATAAAGAACTTGTAGATAAGGCGATCGCCGCTGAGGAACCAACTGAAGAAGGTGCCAATCAGCAAGAAGCGCAGATTGCTCCACCCCTGCCGGGAAAACGGGTTCCTCAGAGCGACCTAACAGGACCGGCAGTGGGTGGGGCTCCTGCTAAGGCAGCTCCGGCAAAAGGATTGACTGCCGTTGCAGAGAAAGCCACCGCCAAAGCCCAGCAGCTTCTGCAAAAACAAAAGGTTCCGACTACCGGCCTTGATCACATCCCTGAAGACTTGCGTGCAATGACTCAGCCTATCTTCTTCCCGCAGAACAAGACGGTCCTAGACCGAATTGACGGGATGAAGGATAAGTTCTGGCAGCGCGTAGCCCAAGGCGTTGCTGACCAGTACCGCACTATCAAGGAATACAGCCCTGTTGCTTATATGCAGGCCCGTATTTCCAAGTCCATTGACGGGGCGCTGGAAGGACTGATGCTGCACGGCCATGTGTTCAATGATGGCGGTGCGCTGAACATCAGAGCAAACACAAAGGGGATGCTTAAAGTTCTTGAGCCTGTCGGCAAGGAGTTGGATAGCTACCTGATGTGGGTTGCGCTTAACCGTGAATTTAATTTGCCCGAACCGAAGCGCAGCAAAGCTCCCAACATGGACAAGCTAATTGCTAACCGGGCAAAATTTTCAGCCGGTGAGCTTAATGGCAAATCACGATTGGCTGTGTATGAATCAGTCGCAAAGGAAATGAATGCGATAAATAAGTCCGTTCTTGATGTTGCCCTACAGAACGGGCTTATCAATGAACAAGGTTACAAGGACTTCAGTTCTAATGTCTACTACATCCCCTTCTATCGGAGGATGGAGGGCGGCGACTTGGAGGCAGTTCAAGGTAATTCTGGCCTGACCAGTCAAGACTTCTCAGAAGAACTGAAGGGTGGCGAAGCTCCGTTTGGGGACCTGATGGAAAACATCCTGCGGAACTGGAGCCATATCCTTTCCGCTTCGATGAAGAACCAAGCCGCAACGACTACGCTTGAAGCGGCGATGAAGCAAAACGCTGCCGTTCCCAATCTCAAGCCCGGTTTTGAGTGGAAAGATGGCAAGGTTTACTCTACCCAGAATGGAAAACTTTACCCAGAAGAAAAGGACAAGAACGGTAAAGTTCTTTACAAGGAAGGCGAGCTTCGCCCTAGCGTTACTAAGAGCGAAGCTGGCATGGCAAAGATCGTCAAGGACGGTCAAGTCATGTACTTCAAAGTGACTGAACCTCTTCTTATGGAAGCCATCAGTTCTATTGGCTACCTTGGCCCGAAGAGTAAGTTCCTTGATGTGGCCCGTGACTTCAAGAACCTCTTGCAGTTCGGCGTTACCCTGTCGCCTACGTTCAAGGTAAACAACCTTATCCGTGACTCGGTTGCGGCGATGGGTGTTAGTGAGCTTGCGAAAGACCCGATATCTAACATCCGTCAGGGCATTAGCCTGTCTGACCCTAACAGTCGCACCTATATTTCCGCTTTGGCTGGCGGCGCGATCTTTAACTTTGGCTCTGCTTATGAAGGCGACCAAGCGAAAATGATTAAGCGCCTGCTTGATAAGGGCGTTAGCCGCAATACGATCCTTGACTCAGACAACCTTATCTCCAAGGGGCTTCGTGTCACTTGGGATAAGTATCAGGAGTGGGGCAACAAGTCTGAAGCGGCTAACCGTCTTGCTCTGTATAAACAGATGACAGATAAGGATATGTCTCACCTTGAGGCATCGTTTATGGCGCGTGACTTGCTGGACTTTTCCATGCAAGGATCGTGGCCTGCGTTCAGGATGGTGACACAGGTTGTACCGTTTATGAATGCCCGCATCCAAGGCTTATACAAACTTGGTAGGGACGGCATCATTCCTACATACAGGGTTCTGTATAACACCGCTACTGGCAAAGAGTTGAATGAAGAGGAAAAGGATCAACAGAAAAAAGACAAGCTAAAGGCTCAGGCATTCCTGACCGTGACCGCTGCTGTCGGCCTTGCCTCCGCTGTTCTGTACCTTGCCTTCAAGGATGACGAGGACTTCAAGAAGCGCGATCAGTGGGACCGTGACAACTTCTGGTGGTTCAAACTGCCGGGGATGGACGTTGCCTACCGTGTTCCGAAGCCGTTTGAAATCGGCGCGTTCGGTACACTAGTTGAGCGGACCCTTGAGCAAATCTTTGACTCTGGCGCAGAGGGTAAGCAGTTCACGGACAGCCTGTCCCGTACCCTGTGGGATACGTTCTCCATGAACCCCACCCCGCAGATGATCAAGCCTCTGCTGGATATCTACGCCAACAAGGACAGCTTCACTGGTGCGCCAATTGAGTCTGCCGGTCTTGAGCGACTGTCCAAGCAAGAACGGCAAATTGATTCGACCAGCTTTTTTGCCAAAGTCCTTGGCGGTGTAAGTACAGTTTTCCCTGAGAAGTTTGAAATGAGTCCTGTGCAAATGGACTACATGATCAAAGCATATTTGGGATGGATGGGTGGAACTGCTGCGGTTATATCTACTTATGCAGTTGCGCCATTTAGGGAAGGTGAATATCCTGATGCTCGCTGGCTTGACCGCCTGAGCTTGGGCCTTGCCAAAGAACTACCCACGGCGCAGTCTAAGTACGTCACTGCCTTCTACGACTCCAACAAAGAAATCAGCCAAGCGTTTGCTGACATGAGGCACTATGCAGAAGCAGGTGATTCTGAGAAGGTTCAGCGCATCCTTGAGGAACGAGGCGATAAGATCGCGCTTGCTAAGTTCTACGACAAGACGGCTAAGTCTATGGCTAGCGTTAGGCAGCAAATCAACATTGTCACCAAGGACGCTACGATGGGAGGCGCGGAGAAGAAGATGGAGATTGATCGACTGAAGCAGATCATTTCCACCCTTGCTCAGCAGGCCGAAGAGGTAAGGAAGTCTATGAAGAAGTAAGCGCCTGTATGGTGTCGTTGAGAACGGATAACTCCGTTTTCTTCATGACGGTCCATATGCGCTTCTGCCCATGCAAACCATTGAAGCTGCCCTGATGGCAGTCTTTGCACAATGGTATGCATAGGTAGTGAAGTTGTTGCTCTATGTGATGCGCGTCTGACGGTCCAGCCTCACCGCAGACGCCGCACGGCAACTCTTTCACGCGGGCCAAATGCTCCTTGTCGGCAGCAGTCTTGGCCTTATGGTTTTTGCTGAACATCTTCTACCCAGACCAGCAAACCACTGAGAGCCCGCATGATATCTAATACGTTCTGCTCAACATCATAGTTCTCATGCAGCAACTTGTGGCCTACGTCCTTGACGTTGCGCTCAACAACTTGCAGGTAGTACGAGTAATCGTGGAACGGGGTCATGGCTCAAGCCTTTCTATTTTGCTAACTAGTTTATCGGCAATGGACTGCCCGCCGATGCCGATTGTCCCGGCCCATTCATCGAACTGAACGAGCGAGATAACATCGCGGACTGCCTTCTTGTAACCACCATTGAAGGCATCATCGCCCTCAATGATCATGGTGATGGCGTCCCTAACAAGTGACGTAGCCTTGCGATCCTTGGCGATACCCTTGAGCTTCAGGTAAATATCTTCCCGAAGGTGTACCGAGTAAGGGATCAGCCGTTTCGTTTCCATTGTTGGAACTCCATATTAAAACCCTTCAGGTTATCTGCGGCTGTCTTGTTGGTCTTTAGTTCTGAGCGGGAGCTGATGCCAAGCTCATGTTTCATCCAGTCAATGACATCATCTTCGCTGTCATCAAATATGAAACCGTTTTCCACAAGGTACTTGGCAAACAGCTTGTCGCGGCAAAGCATCCCGGCCAGTCTTACAACGTCAGAAAAGTTCTCCCTCTGAACGGGCTTCTCATCGTCGCCCAGCCTGACCATTACCACTTGGTATCTGGCCCCGCAGAAATCACGCAGTAATGCTTCAGGCACCTCGTCAGGGTGGACACGGAGAGTTAGGACATAACCCTCCTTATCCTGCTTCATGGCGATCTTCACCGCCTCGTATTGCAGGGTGTCCACCATGATCAGAAGGGGATATCGCCTTCGTCAACTTGACGACTCGGCTTTGATTCGCTGCGTCCACCCTGAAGCGCAACTTCGTTAACACGCAAGTCCATAGACTTACGCTTGTTGCCTTCCTTGTCCGTCCACTCGCGCTCGGTAATGTTTCCACTAACGGTTACGGCTTGACCTTTGGTAAGGTAACGAGAGAGGGAGTCAGCCCGCTTGCCGAACAGTTGGCAGTTCCACCAAATGGTCGGCTTCTCTTTGCCTTGGGTGTCTGCAACGCTGAAACTTGCAACTGCTGTCCCATCATTCATGGAACGCACTTCGCAGTCTTTACCCAGAACCCCAGCTACCGTGATGTTATTCATTACTCTGCCTTTGCGAAACGAGCTTTAGTGGTCTTGAACGCATCCATGATTTCGTTGTAGATGGAAGCGTCTTCTGCTTTAACCTTGTCGTAAATGACGCGGTTAACTTTGAACAGGTTCATGATGTCCTTCTCGGACGTTGTGAACTCAAGCATCTTGTTCGTTGCTTGGAAGGCCATAGCCATGTAGTCGGCCATGCTTGCTTCAGGACTGGTAGTAATCCTGATCTTCCACGGGTCATGCTTGTCTACGCTCAGTGCCGTAGATTGAGTCTCAGCGGGGGCGGGTTTGGACTCCGGTTTCTCAACTGGTTTAGCTGGCTTCTTAGAGGCAGCATTCCCATCATCATCTTCGGGCGCGATACCGCAAGCCGCCATCAGGGAATACCTGCGGGCGTAGGTCAAGGCAGAACCGTAACCCTGCGGGTCTTGCTTCGCGGCGGGAACGTGCAACTTACCGGCACTGATCTGCTCACCCGATTCATGGATGAACAAAGTCTCAACAATCACGCCATCCTCACAGGGATGAGTCCCTTGCAGAAGCATGATGCCGTTGTTGTTAAGACCATCAAGCACCGCTTCCACGCAGGCCGATAGGTCAGCATACTTAGACCGGAAGTGCGGATTGGATGAGGTCTTCAAAGCTGGCCCGAATTCTTTCTGGGCTTTCACTAACGCTGCACTAATTTTGTTCACTGCTGTTCCTTGGTTTCTTCAACGGGGGTCTTCTTGGGCAACTTGAAGCCTAGCTTGCGACCGGGCTTGGCACGGGGAGTACCGTCCTTCTTGGTGCCGTACTTGTTTTCTTCACTCATTATTTTTCTCCTTCAGGTATGTTTGGTATTGCGAACAGAACGGGGCGACTTGACAGTAAGACTTACACCGGGTGCGCTCCCCCTCCCGAGTCTCGATGAAGTACCCTTTGGCTAGAGCAAGCTCTGCTTCTTCCTTCGTGGGGTGAACAGACTTGGCCCTGACGCCACCTTCTTTCTTGACGGCATAGCTAGTCGGCTTCTCCCACATATCCTCAGCCGTACAGTTGGGCATATCGCCCTCAGTGTGGCTGGCAAAGTACGCAGCGTTATGCTGGGCAAGCCGTTCTTCTATGTACTTTTGGCGCTTCTCAAACGTCCACAGGGGGATGTCGATTGTAACGATGGGAGCCTGTGGATAACCATCCCTAGTCTCAGCGTCGCGGGCGGACCAGTCACGCACGATGGCAATGATCGCTAAGTCAGTGACGGGGATTCCTTTAACCCGCTCTACCATCCATGCGTACACATTAAGCTGGTTGTGCCAGTCAGCCTTCTGATTCATGACCGCCCAAGCTCCGGTAACCTTGTAGTCCCTGATCTTGATGCCGTCCTCATAGACTTCTTGCAAGTCAATGGCCCCGCTGATCCGCCAGCCATCAATCTCCGTGAACAGGCGCTCTTCTACGATGTGATGCTCGTCCTTGCCATGCTCAAGAATTCCATGCACGGCAGAACCGAACAGAGCCCATACCATTTCACTTGCGTCTTGGGTAAGATCGTCCCAATGTTTCCGCTTTAGCTGGACAACACGCGGACTGTTGAGGATTTCAGTGACTGAGATGTGCGCGTCACCCTTTGTATAGGTGGGCCTCTCGATCACGTTGATGAAAGTCTGCGGCAGGTTGTGCCGGTTTGTCAGTTGCATTGCATCTCCTAGGTATGCCGCCAATCTAGCAGCCAGCTTCTGTGTTGTCAATCAAGTGGTAAAATTTCCACAATGCGTAGAGCCGCTCGCGTGGATTGCCTGCCTTGATTGTTGCGCCTATACTACATCAATGAACAATCTTGTGCCCCTATTGGGTCTATGGAAGTGCGGCAAGTGCGGCGTAGAAAAATTAGCGACCGCACACCAGATAAGGCAAAAGACTTGTTCAAGAGCCTGTATGGGGGCAACGTATCGGGAAAAACTTGTCGGCGTTTACAACCCAAACTATAAAAACTCCGCAGCGCGCCAGTGCGTAAGATGCAAAATACAGTTTAGCAGTTACTCAAAGACAAGAAAGTTCTGCTCTCATCAATGCTACTCACTTAGTAAAATCAAACCTAAACCACCAAAGGTTATCAAGGAAAGAAATAAAAAGACTTGCAGCTATTGCGCAAAAACTTTTAATTGCCAACCAACATCCACAAAAATCACTTGCTCCAGCGAATGCTCAGGGAAATTGAGGCAAGAAAAAGCGTTATATACAAAATGCGCCAAGTGCAACAAACAGTTTAAGCACCCCAAATCTCAGCAACGCAAATACTGTAGCTATCAATGCCACTTAGATAGCGGAGGCGCTTTTCGTGCAGGCATGGCATCAGCGGAGGCTACATTGAAATACGGCCCAAGAAAAGACGCCAATCACAATGAAGTTATTGCAGAAATGCGTAAGTATTGCGCCGTTTATGACATGAGTACTGCTGGAATGGGTATTCCAGATGGGGTTGCGTGGATCAATGGGGCGTGGCATTTGTTTGATATTAAAAACCCCAAAACTGGCTATGGCCGTCGAGGCTTAAACAAGGTCCAAAAAAAATGGCTTGAAACTTGGGCAGGCGGGCCTGTGTACTTAATTTACACAGAGGAAGAAGCCTCTTTATTTGCTCAAGGTAAGTTTGATGGCATAAAGTTTGCGATTGGAGGAGTAGTAGATGTCCCCGCCAATAAATCTTCTGAAGAATAGGTCGACGAGTGGCGAGGTGGTAATGTTTCCATCGTCAACAGTCCAGCAGAAGCGCTTGCCTTGATCTTGAGCTAGACTCACATCGGCGCTTTGCAGCGTCGTTGCTTCTCCTATGCAGGGTAACCTGCTTGCCCCGGCTGGACTTAACCGTCGCCGGGGCTTTTTTATTCGCGGCTGGTTTCAAGTTCGATCAGCTTGTCAATGTAGTGACGGGCTTTGCGAAGATCGTCGATCCCACCTTTGGATCGCCAGCGGCTTAGGTACTTGACGGCATTTCCGTCGAGGAACCCAAGCCCCCAGTCAGAGATAACGTCCCAAGTCTGGTGCTGTTTGTTCTTGTAATGATCCCCACCAATCTGCAGATCATTGGCGTTTGTTCCGTTAAAGCTCATGTTTTACTCCGGTCGGGCCAGCTATCAGGGCGAGCAGTCCACTTGATTAGCAACTGCTCACGGTCACGTTCACGCTTCTTGGCGTAGTGTTCGATGTTGCTGATCTTGTCGCACTCATAGACCGACCAAGACCAGTAAGCACCATCCCACCAGCGGTATTCATACGGGCACTCTCTTGCACTGGCAGGCCACCAACCCATAGAAGGGGGCGGGCCTTTGTGCCACTTATTTGTTGTCATCAAAGAATTTTTCTCGGAGTTCATTTCGCTGGGCTTCAATACAGGCGGGGCGGGAGCAGTAGTAACTGCAAGTGTGGATGTCCTTGTAGTATTCCTTCTCCAAGATGTCCTTGGCTTTTTTAACCCCATCCCATTCGCGGGTGGTGTAAGCGTCCTTGACCAAGTTCAAGGCTTTGAGCAGGTAGGTCATGTTTTACTCCTTGCTTGGATTGATTCTAGATGCTTAATGAAATCTTCAGATGCCCGCTCATGTTCTTGTTCAAGCTCACTGATCCAGTCGGAAAGCAAATCGAGTCTCATCAAGCTATCAAGCTCACGGAACTTATCTAGGTTTCCAATGGACCCTTCACCATTGTCCAAGTCCCACTTGAATGTTGGTTTACCGTAATTCATGTGCCCTCCAAATTATGGACATTTATGAAAGATTATTCCGCGTGTGTTCCAGCGCCCATGAGTGAGCCATACCGTAGGCATCAAGCATCCTGAGAACAAGAATTTGCCTACCTTCGGAATCATCGTAAATGGTTTCGTGCAAACAAGCCATATTCACAAACTCAATGAACTCCTCGTAGGTGCCGGTGATTGTGATGGGTTGGCGGTAAGCAACAAGTGGTATCAAGTCACCTTTATCTAAGCGCCATTGCGGAGGTTTTTTATGTAGCGCTTTAGTATTTGAATCCAAGAACAACTCAGCTTCGTGGCTGCTGTAGTATTTACCGTCCGCGCCAACGTACCAATAGACCGCATCCTCCTGCTCCGGCTCCTGCTCCGGCTCTGCCAGCGCGGCGCGGAGGGCGGTGATGGCGGCTTTGCACTCTGGGGATTCTTGCTCGCAATAGTCGTCATCACTTGTCCAAACTTTAATTGTTGGGGCCAGGATTAACACCTCCAGCGCCTGCTGGGCGGCTTTGCGTAAGGTGGTCATGATGTGTACCCATCCGTAATGACTTTGTTCTTCGCCTCCTCCAGCGCACCGATGAGCGTGAGCCTGTCGGGGATGGTAGACACCTTGATCTTGAACTGTCCTTTGTCTTTCCAGAAGCACAGCACGATCACGGTATCTGGGTTCTCGTCTAGCGCCTCGTGCAGCACAGCCGCAGCTTGCTCTTTGTGGTGGTCGGTAATGACCGGGGTGAGTTTTGTCA